CTCACAGGCGCATCTCAAGATTGCGCGTGACTTGCTTGGTGATTTGTCGCCCGACAAGGTGGGATGGGTGATCGAGAGCAACCCCGAAGACAATTGGGAGGATCGGGTGCGGATGGGGCTACGCGGAGGTGGACCATAGTGACACGACGCCGCATGATCGTCTGGTATTGCGAGCGCAAAGTACGCCAGTTGGCCGGCTTGCTACGCGGAGAGCGGATACACTTTGCTTTTCGCTTGCGTGACATCCGCGCAGCGTTCGCAGAAGACATCGAGACGTGGGACTTATAGTCCTGCCTTGTACAACCATTGTTGACCGATTGTAGAGGAGTGTGATAGAATATGCCTGAAGGAAGCACGCAGACCAGATCGAGTGCCTCGTCTGGTCAGCAGCCGGGAGCCCCGGCAACCCCCCCAGCGAACGGCGCGACGCCACCGGAGCCCGGTGCGACTGACCCCGTAAGCAACCCAGAAGCCAAGAAGTACGCCGATGAGGCGCAAGCCGAGCGCAAGCGGAGCAAAGCCCTGGAGGCGGAACTGGCGAAGTTCCAAGACGCCCAACTCACCACCGAGCAGAAGCGCGAGCGCGATCTGGCGACCTATCAGCAACAGGCACTTGAGTACCAGCTCAGCATGCAGCGCCTGACGGTGGAAAACGCCGGGTACCGCCTGGGCAGTAGTCTCGGGATCGCGGACATTAGCGCGGCCCTGGCCCTGGTGCAGAGCGAGCATGGGCACGAGATCGAGTACGACGACAAGACGCAGCAACCCAAGAATCTGGATGCCTTGCTCAAACTCGTCGTGAAGGATCACCCGCTGCTCGCAGGCACATCGGCACAGCAGCGCCCGTCAGCAGGCGGCGCGACCAATCCCAGCCGGCAGGCAACTGCGCCAGGCGGCGCGAATGGCGCGCTGTCGTGGGATCTCATCGGGAACATGACCCAGGACGAGTACAACGCCCGACGCACCGAAATCCAAAACTGGATGATTAGACACCCGCTCCGGCGGTAGTAGTTGCGGCCTCCTGTGATAGGGCGCCGCAGGAGGCGCAAGCCGCATGTCCCTACAAAACTTTATCCCGAACATGTGGGGGGACACGCTCCTCGCAGCGTTGCGGGCTGATCTGGTCTTTGGCAATCTCATCAACCGAGATTACGAGGGCGAGATCAAGTCGATGGGCGATACCGTCAGGATCAACGGTATCGGCGACATCACGGTATCTAACTACACCAAGGATACCGACATCGCGTCGCCGCAAGCGCTGACCGATGCGCAGACCGTGCTCGTCATCAGCCAGGCCAAGTATCAACTTGAGGTACTCCAGGCGGCGTAAGCCCCTGGCAAACACCGGGTGAATTGCTGGAAGCCTACGGCCGGTTTTAACCGTCGCGGAAAGAATGGTTAAGCAGGTACGGTAATCAGCAGCCAAACTCCGCTGACACGGGCGGGGAAGGTTCAGAGACTACGGTTTGGAGAATACAGTAGATGAGTCAAGACTCGTCGAAGTTGACCAGGCAAGAACGACGTAGCGCGATTGTGGGGATGCTCTTAGGGGATGCGAGTCTGTACCGGAATCGCTTTGCAGACGGTTCCTATCGCGGACTCCCGCTCTTGAAGGTCACCCACAGCATTAAGCAAGTCGCTTATCTGGAGTGGAAGCGCGAGATTGTCCAGCCGATGTTTGGCTACCCGCTAGTGATCGTCAATCGAGAGAACAGCGCACAGAACGGGAAGCGGTATCCGGTGGCAGTCTTGCAGACGCGAACGAATCCGCAATTCACGAGGCTCTATCGGATGATGTATCCTGAGCCGTTGCGAAAGAAGCGGGTAACGCGAACCATTCTAGACATGCTGGATGACCGGGGAATGGCTTGCTGGTATCTTGATGACGGATGCCTTAGCCAGACGGTCGGACGCGGAGCGACGGTGATACTCGCAACCAACAGCTATACGCTGGAAGAGAACGAGTTGATCCGCGATTGGATAGCCGAGCAATACGGCGTGACGTTCAATATCAACGTCCACCAGAAAACCGGCACACACAATCTCCGCAGAGGTGTGAGCGATGCCTGCAAGATGCTCGATGCGATAGCGCCCTATGTCATTCCAAGCATGCGCTACAAGGTTGAGTACCCTCAGCCCAAGCGCGGCGCCTGGTACAAGCTCCAATCCACAGTGCCCGGCCCCGAATCGGCGCAAGCCGAAGGGTGATGATATAGTCCAGGCCCGGCGAAAGTCGGGAACACCTGTTCAACTTCGCCGTTGATGATGTGGACGCCGCGCAGCAGCACCCCAAGGTGATGCAAGAGGCGATGTCCTACGCGGCTTATAAGATCGCGCTCGGCATCGATCAATACCTCGCCGGCTTCTACACCGAGGCCAGCGCCTCCAACCTCGTCGGCACCAGCGGCTCGCCCGTCACGGTCACCGTCCCCACACAGACCAACGTTGGCGGCGGCACAACCGTCTATGACGAACTGGTCGTCCTCGCGCAGTTCCTGACGCAATCTCTCGTGCCGCGGCAGGGGCGCTTCTGCGTCATCCCCCCCTGGTGCAAGACCCACCTCACGCAAGACATCCGCTTCACGTCGTTCAACACGGCAGAGGCGCGTGCCAGCATCCAGCAGTACGGCTTCGACCCCGCCGGCAGCGACACTAGCGGCAGCAACACCAGCGGCCAGGGCGGCCCCGCCAGCGACGCCTACCTCGGCATGATCGACAACATGCGCGTGTACGAGAGCGTCAACGCGCCGCACACCGGCGGCTCCGCTGCTGGCACCAGCGGCTCACAGGACGCCGTGATCGCCGGTCACCCGATGGCGTGGACCTACGCCGACGGCGTGAACAAGACCGAAGCCTACCGCCCGCCGCTGCGCTTCAGCGATGCGGTCAAGGGCCTGCACTTGTACGGCGCCAAGGTCACGCGCCCCTATGCGCTGGCCGTGGCCTTCCTCCAGAAGCCGTAATCGTCAGTTTGAGCAGTTGGCGCGAGGTGTTCATTTTATGAACGCCTTTCGCCAGTAGTGAGGTAAAGCACACATGGCACGTACCAACCTTCCGCTGACCGTTCTTGATCCCGTCAACGGCGTGACCGCACCGGCCACGACGGCGATTGATGTCGCCAACGGCATGAATATTGTCCTGGCCTCGGGCGCCCTGCCGAGCGCGCCGAGCGCGTGGGATCTGATCATCCAGTACAACAACACCTTCGCTGGCGCCAAGTCGATCATCATCCGCGCCGGGGCCAACAACCCGCCCGCCTTTCGCAAGGATAAGGGCGACCTGTCGGTGTCCAACACGACGCAGACCAGTTACATCGGCCCGCTGGAGCCTGCACGCTTCGCACAACTCGACGGCTCGATCAATATCGACTTCACGGCAGCGACGACCGGCACCGTCATCGCGTTCGTGCGGCCACACCTGAGCTAAGGCGGATAGGCCCATGCCCTGGATGGTGAAACCGGGCCGCGATCCGCTGATCGTGCCTGACTACATGGACGATACGGTCGAGCGCTGCCTGCGCGAGGGGTGGATCATCTGCTCCGACCCTCGCGGTCAGGCGGCGCCCTCTGAGCCACTCCTTGAGGAGCCGCTCCTCGACGCCGACCCCGCAGAAACACAGGCACGCGAGGATGAGGCACGGGTGATCGAACTAAAAGCGGTCAAGGCGCGCAACGAGAGCGCCCGCAAATGGGTAGAGAGGAAGCACTGATATGGCTGTCCGCTCGACCATGACGGCGATCATCGCGCGCACGCGCCTGTTGGTCGGCGACCCGACCGGCGGGTCGCCTGCCTTCACCGATCAGCAGATCCAGGATACGCTCGACGAGTGCCGCGACGACGAGTCGTATGAGTTGCTGACCGCTCGGCCCTCGATCGTGAATGCCGCGTCGACCAATAATATCGCGTCGATCATTTGGGCAGACTACTACAGCCGCAACCAGTGGTGGGAAGATGACCTGATCATCCAGGGCAACATCCCGAACACGGGCTCATGGCTGGTGCTCACCCCGCTCGCCTCCGATAACCTGACGGGGCACTGGCAATTCGAGTTGACGCCATTCACCAACGGCACGGCGCCGGGTCAATACCCGCCGGTCTTTATCGGCTTCGGCAAGTATTACGACATCTACCTCGCCAGCTCGAAGCTGCTGGAGATATGGTCGGCGACGCTGGCGTCGACCACCTACGACTTCACCCAGGACGGTTTCAATGCGCGCCGCAGTCAGATCATCGACGGCAAGTTGAAGCTGGCCAACCTCTATAGGGCGCGGGCACGGGTGCGCACCATCCGCGCACGCAGAGACGATCATCCCTCGGGCGGGCACGCCGAGCGCATCCCGCTCCTGGGTGAAGGTGATGTCTTCACCGGGGAGGGCTACTAGCGATGGCCATCTCCGCTGCTGAACTCGCCGCGCTGCAGGCAGCCGTCAACGCCACACTCGACCAGACGTGCGTGATCCAGCGCAACACACCGACGATGAGCAATTACGGCACGCAGGTCGACTCCTGGGCGACGGTCGCCACTACCGTGTGTCACATCGCGAAGCCGAGCGCGGCCATCGCGCAACTGTACGCCGACAAGATCGGCGCGCTCGTCGCCTTTACCGTGCGGCTGCCCAACAGCACGGATGTGCGCGTCGGCGATGCCTCGCACGGTGCGGATCGGCTGGTCATTGGGGGGCAGACGCTGCGAGTGCAGGCGCTGCTGCAGCCGCGTTCCTACTCGATTGCGCTTAACCTGATCGCCGCGGAGGTGGAATAGAAACATGGGCATCGGCGACTTCAACCACCTCCCGGAGACGGCGCTCGCCCTCCATCGCCTCACCGCGAGCCTCGTCAAGAAAGCCTGCTTTGACGTGCAGGCGGCAGCGCAAGCCAAGTGCCCAGTCCTGACCGGGTATCTCAAATCCAGCATCTATACGCACACCTGGGATAGCTCGACCTACGGGCAGGGGGTGACGGGTGGCGGGCCTGGCGCGTCCCTGCTGCCTGATCTGGGCAAGCCACCCAACGACCACACGGCGTTCATCGGTGTGGGGGCCAATTATGGCATCCACATCGAGTATGGCACCTCACGGATGGCGGCCCAGCCCTATCTGGTGCCCGCTGCTGATGAGGTGCGACCCAGCTTCCAGGCGTCCTTCGCGCGCATGGAAGAGCACTTCCGCACACTGGGGGTACTCTAATGTTCGCTACCGCCGCGGCTATCGCCTTTGACTATGCCCTCTTGGCCAATGACGGTACGCTGCAGGGGCTGGTCACCGGCGGCCGTACGGCGTCATTCATCAGCAGAGCGCGCCCGACATGCGGACGGTGAATGCCTTCTTGATTCACACCGACCCGCTGATCACCATTCGTGTGATCGGCAACCAGTCGATCTACGCGACGCTGCTCAGCGCGGCGCAGCGTATCGACGCACTGCTGGGGCGCACGAGCGGGACGGCGCCCGACGGCACGGTCATCACCGCATGCTACCGTGAAAATGAGTTGAACATTCCAGAGTTGGTCGGCGGCATCCTCAAGAGCGCCGTCGGTGGAACCTATCGCCACATCGTGACGACGTAGGAGGTGCTTCATGCCGCATAGGATGACAGTTAATCAAAAGGTCCAGCTTGGCAAGGAGACCACACCAGGCACCGCCGTACCGGGTAATAAGCTCATCGAGGCATTCCAGTGGTCGATCGGCGGCAAGGTGGATGTCAAGACCTTCCGCGCGATGGGCAGACGGCACAACGCCATCGCCGAAGAGAACCGCGAATGGGCCGAGGGCAAGCTCACCGGCGAACTCGACTATGCGGCGATCATCTACCCGCTGTCTATGGTCTATGGCACGGTCACCGGCGTGGCGCACTCGCCGAGCGTGACCGCATTCGACTACATCTGGACGCCGCCGCTGACCGGGGCGACGACCGTGCAGACGTGGACTCTTGAGAACGGCGACGCGGTGCAGGCCGAGAAGTATGCCTATCTCATGGCCTCCGGCTTCGGCTATAAGCTCTCACGCAAAGACACCTCGATCTCAGCCGACCTCTTCGCCCAGGCGATGGTGACGGGCATCACGCCAACGGCGAGCCCCACGCCCGTCGCGCTCATGCCTGTCGTCGGCAAGCATGCCAACATCTATCTCGACACCACCTCGGCCGGCATCGGCGGCACGCAACTGAGCGCCGTCCTGGACATGGGTTTTGCCGCCAGTGGCTATTACGGCCAATTCTGGCCGCTCAACCGCGCCAACGTCAGCTACACGTCGCACCTCGATCTGCCGCCAAAGCAAGAGGTGAAGCTGTGCATGGAGGCCGACGCGGTGGGCATGGGTGAGCTGACGCACCTCCAAAACGGCGACAAGCTCTACATGCGCGTCGATTGCCAGGGCCCGAC